TCCATCCAAATAAATATGAACATCTACTTGATGCATTTTTTTCACGGCGGTTCCTTCAATGCGTAATTCTTTTTTATCATCATTACCACGTTTTGCCACTAGGTCCCTGCCGGTTTTTTCTGCAATATAATGAATTAAATTACGCACAAATGTCTCGATATCCTCACCACGATCACCACGCATTTTTCCTCCGTGGAAATTATTGGAAAATGTATCGCACCATTTATCCAAAATGGCGTTAAATCCCGTAGAGGAATAAGACAAGATCTCGTCGCGCATTGGGGTCGCCATTTTCGATTTTATGATATGAATTTTTATATCATAAAATAGTGCGAATCAATTTTTTATGGCTATATACGGGGGTATATACGAAGTACGTGTGGATTTTCTTTACAGGGCTCGCTTCGCTCGCCCTAATAGTCTACACTATGCCAATCAGGAAAATCGAACAACTCATATGGACAAAACGCCGTCTTGTTTCGATAATTTGGGAAGAAAACCTCTGAAAAATACCCCATCGCACCAATCATCCAGCTATAAGATCCCATAGATAATACTTGATATTTGCATGTACTACCAAACATAATCGTTTCTACTGGATCATATTCTACTGGTATTGCGCCATGTTTTTCTATGAGTCGCGCGCACGTCTCATGATCTATGGAGTCACTAGCAATATATGCCTTGCCATATGGTGCCAATACATTCAACATCTCATCATAGTAATCAAATCCAGGATTTGCATATGCAGCATCACTCAATCGTAAATGTAAAAATACATCATTATTGTTCTGATAACGGTCTTTGAATTTGTTCGCCGCCATGATTTTATCACGATTTCGATTCAAATAATCACGTACAAAATTCGCACTATATTTGCCTTGATAAAACTCCTCACATGCAAATAGATTGAAATTTATCTCATCTCTTGCTAAATAATCTGCAATACATTGTTCATGTAAATACATGATTGTTTGATGATATTTTGTACCAGTTTCAAATAGATCAATACCAAGAGCCTTTGATTCTCCAATAAACCCATATAGGAATTTCAAATCGTGTTTTCTAGCTAATTCGCTGCAAATAATATTGCGTATAATATGATTACACATTCTACCATGTGCGCGCCTGGTGTCGTTTGACATCTTGTATGTGATGGATAATAGATAAATAAAATACAGATAATGTTTTATTTATTTTTACTACACTATGGAGGCCGACCAGATCCTAAAGAAGAAACATTCGACGTATTTGATTACGTGTTGACCTTCTTGGTTGTGGTTGTGGTGCGGACGGTGGTAGTGAAACTGATTCGACAGAAGTTTCGTATCTTTCAGCAGCGAGTCTTTTCTGAATAATTCCCCCGATCACGCGGTTCCATTGTTCATAACATGCTATACGTGTCAAATGTCTAGTACAAAACTGATAAGCATTTTCAGCAATTTGTAATGCTTTCTCATAGTTATCCATACACCATTTCGTTTTTTCAACTAAATCCGACATATCCCGTTTTACAGGAATATAATGTTCCCATTCTTTCAAATGTTCAAAAAAGAATTCCTTATGTGGCCTATCGATCAGAATTAAAGGCCGATGTGACCAAAGTAAATATTTAAGACGACCAGAATACCCATTTCCTTCAATATCGATTAAAACCGAATATGTCTTTACCAAATCAATTATAGATAAATATTTTGTGGCATTCAATCGAGTATTTCCCGAGTCCATCCAAGACATACTAAAAAAATCAAATAAATCCTTATTGTTATTACCAATTTCGATTAAATCATTTCTTCGAACATTTGTCACAAGATTACCTATCCAACCGACTTTATTTATTTCATATGGTCCTAATCCTATATTGTCTATTTGTTTTATAGTGTATTCATAATCATCTATACCTACTTGTGGCCATGCGTGGAAGTTAAAATCAGGAATTAAATTATTATAACTATCTCGTTTACTATAAGTATAATCGTGTTTATCCTCATCATAGTCTCCTGTATATAGTTTTATTTCCTCAAAATCCTCCCAATTGTATATCTCATCTGCACGTTCAATACACCAAAATGTAGAAGAATTCCGTGTTTCATGACCACCTAAATCACGGAAGATTAATTTCCCGTATTTTTTTGATACACAAAATGACATTTACTATTCGTCCACATAAAATAAAAATACAATATATTTTATGTGGTTTCATACGGGTATTCGCAACGATTTTATCACGGTTTTCGCAAACGATGTGTTATAGGAACGATACAATAAAACCAATCCGGTTTTCAAGGACGTCAAACATAAAGACAAGAACAAATTCTGGAAAGATATATCTGTACGAAGATAATCCGTTTTCCTATATTCAATCATACGTTCAAATGCGCGTTTTTCTTGACCAATATATTCATCCTCAATTATATTTACAGGACAATCTCTAAAGATGACATTTAATTGAATGACCAAATATATGAATAAATTCAAAATATACAATGTCGGTAAATCATCGGTCACGAGCACAAGTACACATGTTAGTAGACATAATGACCAATGGAAAATATACAATAAAAGGCCATATGCCTTTCTTAAAGGATTTCCGGCCGTCATCTGGTCCCGAATCAATTTATAATATACTATAAGAATCAATGTCCATAATACTGGGATCGTCCTGTAAAAAATCGCCGCCACGAACCAAGAATTGTCGAAACCACGGATCTTCCAATTGTTGTTCCGGTGTATGTTTGTGAACTGTGCGTGCAATCATCTTATAGAGACGAAATCCAGGATACCGTTCTTCCCCATTTTTCTTATAGAGAACATTACGATTATAGTCATCCGTACACCATCTCTGTATTGTCCTTTCAAAATCGTTCTTTTCCATGGTCTCGTTCTTGGGTATAGAATCGCTGTCAAATATAAAATCATATATACTACATCCTAATCGACATAGATCGAAACTGGGATTAGGCTCCAATATCGGTTTATTTGATTTCAAAAATGGTTCGCAATTATATTGCGTGGATGCGTCACCTCCTGGTGCGAAACTGTCACTGCAGAATATTTGTTTTTTGAATCTGTATATAGCACGGCCATAGTCGATGATTTTATAGATACGTCCATAAGTCGGCACTTTATAATGATTATTTTGGTATTTATAATACAAAAATGGTTGATCGGTTTCTACAAACATGATGTTATTTGTATGTAGGTCGTTGTGTGTGAATCGGAATATTTTTTGATACGTTAATAGAATCATGATGATTTGGAATAATGCGGATGCACATTCTTCTATAGGAATGCCACGTACCAAGAGAGAATCAAATGTGTCTTTGCATTTTTCCAGACATATAAGTTGTACAGGAAAATCGGAAATATATGCGAGTGCTTCTTTTTGTTCCTCGGATGCGGAGGCGGTTTCTTCGGATTCCGTTTCCCATTCGTCGTCATCGTCGTCTTGGTCCTCCTCGTCGGCCTCCGCCTCCGCCTCCTCCTCCGCGTCCTCTTCTTGGTCTTCTTCATCTTCTTGGTGAATACAATCCTCGGTATTTGTCGAATCACTATCACTACTGTTGTCGTATGAATCTGATCCCGAACCAGAACCCTCTTCATCGCCATCCATATTGTCCGTGACGCTACCACTCTTTACTTTTTCATATACAACATCTGGTGTGGTGATTGGCATTTGGTCTATAGTGACATCCCCCACATCGGAACCAAGAATCTCCACAATACCAAGATCCAAGTCCAAATTCTCCTCCACAATATTTACTTTTTGTTTCATTTTACGTGATGATCCCATAGATACTGCAGCATTCTGTAGAATTTCTTGGTTGAAATTTTCCAATACAATATCTTTACCAAGATGTTTATGAAAAAAGGACGACCCCAATAGATAATCCAGATCCTCTTCCACATTCATACAATATTTGTCTTGAATTCCTAAAAACGTCCCATAGAAATCAATACCATGTTGAAATCCCAATTGATTCTTTAAAATCGAAGACAAGAAACAGAATAGAGTATCCGTATAAGATGCATTCATTGGATTCAGCAATTTTACATTGGTATCTTTCTTGGTAGAAGACCATTTAGGCAATTTTTTCAATACCGCATCATTCAAATCATATTTTCCAACCATGTATTTTATTGGATCCAATAGAGGTGAATATTTGATAAATACCGAGCGATCCGTATTGCAATTATCTTTGTTATCATAAACCGTTTCTAAATCCACTATTTGATATCGATGATTTAGACCAATTTGATTATAATTGGAATCATTTAATTCAAAGAAAACAGGATAAACTGGATAAAATGATTGCAATTCTCTAATAGAATCTGCTAAAGTCTGATCCGGTCGGGTCTGTTGTGTTGGATGAGGATATGGAATGCGAGATAAATCCGGATAATTCAATTTATGAAAGTTTAACTTGTATGACGTCATATAGGAAAATTGCGCGACGTAATACAATGGAAGAATAAGTAAATTTACTGGTTTATTCGCGCGCTTGCGCGCGCTACACATGCGACCAACTAATGCTGTTTTTTATTTATGCTATAACTATAGATCGACATCATGGCAGAAGAATTACAACTAAAACAATTTAATATGAGATGGATTACATTTCGTCCGGATGAGGCAAAAGGTCCTGTCATTGTGATGATCGGACGTCGTGATACTGGTAAATCCTTCTTGGTCAAAGATTTATTATTCCATCACCAAGATATTCCTACAGGGGTTGTCATATCCGGTACAGAAGCCGGAAACGGTTTCTATTCCGCGCATGTTCCTAAACTGTTCATCCATGAAGAATACAATACATCGATTATTGAAAATATTATCCGACGTCAACGTGCCGTCATGAAACAGCGTGATGCCGAAATAGAAACATATCATAAAACAACCATTGATCCCCGTGCATTTGTGATTTTAGACGATTGTCTATATGATCAAACCTGGACACGCGACAAACTTATGAGAATGCTCTTCATGAATGGACGTCACTGGAAGATCATGCTCATTATTACTATGCAATATCCTCTTGGTATACCGCCCAATCTCCGTACCAATATTGATTATGTGTTTATTCTACGTGAAAATTACTTGACAAATCGAAAGCGCATATACGAGAATTATGCGTCCATGTTTCCGACATTTGAGGCGTTTTGTTCGGTCATGGATCAGACCACGGAGAATTTCGAATGTTTAGTCATAAATAATAATGCAAAGACCAATAAATTGAATGAACAGATTTTTTGGTACAAGGCACAATCCCGTCCCAATTTCCGTTTAGGATCCAAAGAATTATGGGAAATTAGTAAAAATATGACCAATGAGGAAGACGACGGGGATTTGAAAATGTCCAAAAAGAAGAATGCAGCATCGATTATGGTCAAGAAGAATAAATGGTAACCGTGCGTCCGGCCTGTCGGGAAACCCACATAAATACAATGCGTGTAATGGTATTTATAGTGCATTTACGAGTCATGTATAAATCTAGA